TGGTTCTTATAATATAATATTTTTAGATGAGTTTGCTTTCGTACCAACAAATATAGCAGAAATGTTTTTTAGTTCAGTTTACCCTACAATATCTGCTGGTCAAAAAACTAAAATGATTATTGTATCAACGCCTTATGGTATGAATCAATTTTACAAATTGTGGGTTGACGCTGAAAATAAAAGAAACGATTATATACCAATAGAAGTTCATTGGTCAGAGGTGCCAGGTAGAGACGAAGAATGGAAAGAAATGACCATTAGAAATACCTCGCCTGAGCAATTTCAACAAGAGTTTGAGTGTGAGTTTTTAGGTAGTGTTAATACTTTAATTAGCCCTGCTAAAATTAAAACTATGGCATACTTACCACCTGTAAAAACTTCAGGCAGTATAGAAATGTTTGAACCACCAATTAAAGGTCATACGTATGTGGCCACGGTTGATGTATCCAGAGGTGTAGATAAAGACTATTCAGCATTTATTATATTTGATGTTACATCAATGCCTTACAAGGTTGTTGCTATCTATAAAAATAATGAGATTAAACCATTTGTTTTTCCTAACGTTATAGATCAAGTATGTAAAGGTTATAATCACGCACATATATTAACAGAGGTAAATGATATTGGTCAACAGATTGCTGAGGCTTTACAATACGAAATAGAATATGATAATATATTAATGACAACTCAAAAAGGCCGAGCTGGTCAAGTTTTAGGTGCTATGTTTAGTGGTCGTGGTACTTCTATGGGTGTTCGTATGACAAAACAAATAAAAAGAGTTGGTTGTGCTAATTTAAAAACTTTAGTTGAAGGCGACAAACTATTAGTTAACTCATTTAAGATTATTGAGGAGATGTCAACATTTGCTAAAAGAGGTCAAAGTTGGCAGGCCGAAGATGGTGCTAATGACGACTTAATGATGTGTTTAGTTATATTTGGTTGGTTATCTAATCAGCCTTACTTTAAAGAATTAACAAATACTAACGCTAGATTAAAAATGTATCAGGAACAACAGAATTTGATAGAGCAAGATATGGCGCCTTTTGGTTTTATGGATGATGGTATTAACGAACACGAAGAAACAACCGTTGATGAATACGGTGATGTGTGGCACCCCGTAGTCAGAAAAGGTATGTAATTTAAGGTTATTATAAATATCTACAAGATGACATTTGACTATGGGCGTATGAATAATACGATTTTTGAGAAAAATAAACAAGGTAAATTAGCTAATTTAAGAGGAGAATAAACCTATGGCATTTCAAGTAACACCGGGTGTTCTCGTACAAGAAAGAGATTTAACTAGAATCATACCAGCAGTATCAACTTCAATTGGTGCTTATGGTGGTGAGTTTAGAAAAGGGCCTTTAGATGAGGTCGTTACTATATCTAGTGAAGCTGAATTAGTAGATACATTCGGAAAACCTGACTCAAATAACTTTGAGCACTTTTTTTCGGCTGCTAACTTTCTACAATATTCAAACTCTCTAAGGATTGTAAGAGCAACCCAAACATCACACGCCAATGCTAACGACTCTGGTAGTTCATTGTTGATTAAGAATTTAGATGATTATGACAATAACTATGCTGGAGGAGAAATCTTTGGTGGTGCCAATTATGCGGCTAGAACAGCAGGCGCTCACGGTAATAACTTACTCGTGTCCGTATGCCCTAGCGCAGTAGCTTTCTCACAAGATTTAGCCTCAGGAAACTCTGTAGCGTCAGCAGGCGCTGTAGGCGACACAACCGTAACGGTTGATGATGTCGACCTAGCAGACAACGTAATTAGTGTTGGAGATATTATCCAATTCTCAACTACGGCTGCTACAACAGATTTTGATGATGGCGAATTTTATAGAGTAACAGCTATTAATACAGGAACAAACGTTGTAACTTTCGTTCAGCACCCTAGAGGATCTGGCGGATTAAAACGAGTTGTTGCTGACAATGCAAGAATAAAAAGAAGATGGAGATATTATGACGCCGTTATCGGTGGTGCTCCAGGAACATCTGCTTATGTAACTGATAGATCAGGTTCAGGCGATGAAATCCACGTTGTAGTCGTTGACGAAGACGGAGGCATTACAGGTACACCAGGCCAAATAATTGAAACATTTTCTAAATTATCAAAAGCGGCTGACGCTTTAACTCCACAAGGAGACTCAAACTACTTACCAACCGTGTTAAGAAATCAATCTAAACACGTTTATTGGGTAGACTGGCCTACGGCTGGTACTAATTGGGGGTCAAACGCAGCTTCTACTACATTTACAGAGGTAAGAACAAATACATTATCATCACTTTCAGGTGGTAATAATGGTTCAACGGTTACAGACGGACAACTTCAAAGTGCTTACGAGAAGTTCCAAGACGCTGAAACGGTTGATGTTGGTTTAATTATCGCTGGACCTAGTGGTTCAACAACACACGTTGACAATCTAATTACTATCGCCGAAGATAGAAAAGATTGTGTCGTGTTTGCTTCACCACAAAGATCAGATGTAGTTAATATAACTAACTCGAACACACAAACTAATAATGTGATTGGATTTTTTGACAACATAAGATCGTCTTCATATATTGTTTTTGATTCAGGTTACAAACAAATGTACGACAGATTTAATGACGTATATAGATTTGTACCTTTAAACGGAGATACTGCTGGTCTATCTGCAAGAACAGACCTTATAGCTGATCCTTTCTTCTCACCTGCTGGATTTAACAGAGGTGTTGTAAGAGGTGCTGTAAAACTAGCATTTAATCCTACAAAGACACAAAGAGACGACCTATATCAAGCGAGAGTAAATCCTGTGACAACTTTCCCAGGACAAGGTACGGTTCTATTCGGTGACAAAACTGGATTAACTTCGCCTTCAGCGTTTGATAGAATCAATGTTAGAAGATTGTTTATCGTATTAGAAAAAGCAATATCTACAGCTGCTAAGTTTCAATTATTTGAGTTCAATGATGAATTTACTAGAGCTAACTTTAGAAACATCATAGAGCCATTTTTAAGAGAAATACAAGGCAGACGTGGTCTTACTGACTTTTTAGTAGTATGTGATGAAACCAACAATACAGGTGAAGTTATTGATAGAAATGAATTTGTAGCAGAAATCTTTGTGAAACCTGCTAGAAGTATCAACTTTATCACACTATCATTTGTAGCAACCAGAACAGGAGTGGCCTTCGAAGAGGTCGCTGGCTAATAGTAGAGAGGAATAAAATATGCCTAATATTAATGACTTCAAAGCTAAACTTGCTGGCGGTGGCGCAAGAGCCAATCAGTTCAAGGTTACAATGCCTTTTCCTGGTTACGCACAAGTTGGTGGCGAAATAGAAGACCTAGCATTTTTATGTAGATCAACACAATTACCTGATATGACTATCGGTGTTGTGAATGTGCCTTTTAGAGGTAGAAACATAAAGATTGCTGGAGATAGAACAATCGGTGAGTGGCCAATTACTTGCTATAATGACACAAACTTTAAGTTAAGAAATGCTTTCGAAAGATGGCAAAACGGTATCAACAATATGTCTGATAACGAAGGCTTAACTAATCCAGTTGATTATCAAGTGGATGCATTTGTAGATCATTTAGACAGAAATGGTAATACGGTTAAATCGTACACGCTAAGGGGAGTTTTCCCTACGGTAGTGGCACCAATTGAATTGACGTATGATGAACAAACGGCAATCGAACAATTTGACGTTACGTTCAACTACCAATACTTTGAAAGTAATACAACTACTTAATTTTAATGAGGGTGGCCTGGTCTCCAGGCCATCTTCCTAAAACTATTATAAGTAGTAGTAAGTAAATTAAAGGAATATAAAATGGCTGAATTATTTGGGTTTAGTATTACAAGGGCGAAAAAACAAGCCGATCCAAAACAAAGCTTTACTACAACTCAAGCAGATGATGGTACACAAACTATTGCTGCTGGTGGTTACTTTGGTCAGTACCTTGATATGGAAGGTACGGCAAAGAGTGAGGCGGATTTAATACGTAGATATAGAGAAGTAGCATTACACCCCGAGTGTGATATGGCAGTTGAGGATATTGTCAACGAGGCTGTTGTTGCTAATGAAATGAAATCTGCTGTAAGAGTAGATGTTAATAATCTACCTTATGGTAAAGATGTAAGAAAAAAAATAGAGGATGAATTTCAAAATATCCTTAAACTTTTAAATTTCAATACAAAAGGACACGATATTTTTAGAAGATGGTACGTTGATGGCCGTATCTATTATCATAAAATTATTGATAGAGAAAGTCCTGTAAAAGGAATTACAGAATTAAAATATATTGATCCTCGTAAAGTTAAAAAGATACGAGAGATTAGAAAGAAAAGACCAGATGGTTCTGGTCCTAATATGCTTTCTGTTGTAGATGAATTTGTTGAATATTATCTTTACAATGAGAAAGGTGTATCAGGCACAACAACTGGTACAGGTATAAAAATAGCACCTGACACAATAGCTTTTTGTCCGTCAGGATTAATAGATCAAAACAAAAATATAGTTTTATCTTATTTACATAAAGCTATTAAACCTGTTAATCAGTTAAGAATGATTGAAGACGCTACGGTAATTTATAGAATTGCTAGAGCACCTGAAAGAAGAATATTTAAGATAGATGTTGGTAATTTACCAAAAGTAAAAGCTGAACAATATCTACGTGATGTTATGGCAAGATATAGAAACAAACTTGTTTATGACGCTTCAACAGGAGAAATCAGAGACGACAGAAATTATATGAGTATGTTGGAAGACTTTTGGTTACCAAGTAGAGAAGGTGGAAGAGGTACAGATATTTCTACTTTACCAGGTGGTCAAAATTTAGGTGAAATTTCTGATATTGAATACTTCCAAAGAAAATTATATAGATCATTAAACGTACCAGTAAGTAGATTAGAGTCTTCTACTGGTTTTAATTTAGGTAGAGCTTCTGAAATAACTAGAGACGAATTAAAATTTACTAAATTTGTTCAAAGGTTAAGAAAGAAATTTACTGAATTATTTAATGATTTATTAAGAACACAACTTATATTAAAAGGTATTATTAATGAAGAAGATTGGTCAAATGTTAGAGATAGTATTAACTATGATTACTTACAAGATGGCCACTTTGCTGAATTAAAAAATACTGAAATGATGAGAGAAAGATTACAATTAGCCTCTGAAATGAGAGACTATATTGGTAAATACTACTCATTAAAATATGTAAGAAAAAGTGTATTAAAACAAAACGAAAGAGAAATTGAGGAAATGGACAATCAAATCAAAAAAGAGATTGAAGATGGACTTATTGATTCCCCAATATCTCAACAAAATGATATGGAGTAATAGAAAATGGCTGACGTAAATGACAACACAAAAAACTTTATAGACCAGTTATCACAAGGTAAAAATGATGACGCTGGCGAAGCATTTAAAGCTGCTTTAAGAGATAAGGTAGCAAATTCTTTAGATAATGCTAGAAAAGATATAGCAGGTAATTTATTTAAACAACCTGTTGAAGCAGAGGCTCATAGTGACCCTAAACCAGAGATTGCTGATCCAGGGGTTTTTAATGCTGATGGTTCAGTATCACCAACACCAACAGACGCACAAGCAAAAGATGGTGTGGCACAGATTGATTTAGCAAATAAAGAAGGCGAAGAAAATGCTGGTGAGCAGACTAGTTAAAGAAAATTTAAAAGTTGATTCAAAGGCTTATAACGATTTAAGCCCAAAGATGAAAGACGCTGTAAGTGATGTCTTTAAATTAGTTGAGAAATCAACTGGCAATATTATAAAAAGGTTTGAGGGCTCTTGTGATAAAGTTGCTCAACATTATAATATAAATTTAAAAGAGTTAAACGAATACTTTGATAAAGAAGTA